CTCCGCCAGGGGCTGCACCACACCGCTAGCCAGGAAGGCATCACGCTGCGTGGTTTGCTCAATGACGTAAGGCGTAAAAACCTCTGGGATGATGATGTCAGAGCGAAGAGTCGCCATGATTCATCTCGGGGGAATGGTTTACGGTGTGGGCGCAGCCCAAAGCACCAGCGCAGCCGGTTGGCAATAGCTTAACGGTTAGCTGCTGCTTTCATGCGATCGTACAAATCACGATCAGTGCGGAACAGTCGTGCTTGCTCAGTCAGATTGAAGCTATCGCGGCTGAATGGGTTTGCCATGCCTGCTGGGATGCCGCCAGTGCTAGCACCGGCTGATGGTGCACCGCTGCCCTGCGGCTTGGGTTGCTTTTGCATCCATGCCGGCAGCGTCTTTGCCCACTCGCTGACTGGCGTGCGCTGGTAGCCATCAACCACTACCACGGTACCGTCAGGGTCACGTTCAATCTGATCAGCGCTCAGCTTGGTCTTTAGCACCAGGTCGGGGTCGTGCACGATGTCAGCCAGTGCCGTCACTGCTGGCGTGACCAGTTCCAGCTCGCGGACGCGGCTTTCCAGTGCGGCAATGCGCTGGTCCTTTTCCGCCGTCGCCTCACGGAACTGCTGCTCCAGAGCTTGTCGCGCCTCTTGATACTTGCCTTGCGATTCAAGCTGCTGTTGCTCGTGGTTGCGCTTGAACTCCAATAGCTCATTGACATCAACCCCATCAGGCAATGCTGGCGCCTTTTTGGCAGCACGCAATTCTGCAATCAGCTCTTTATTTTTGCGCTCAAGCGCTTCCACACTGCGTTGCAATGCGTCGTTATTGTCACCCCCGGTAGCCGCAGGCTCCTGGGTTTGTGTTTCATCGGACATGGATAAGCCGCAGGCTTAATTACGCTGTCATCGTACCAGCTATGCCGATAATGGCACGCGAATGGGATACACCAATACGCGGCCCGTGGAATGCACTGATCAAGCAGGCGCTAGATGCGATCGACCGGCATGAGCACCTGTACCGCAGCACCGGCAACGGCTGGCACGCCGCTAAGGCGCATGAGTTGCGGCGTTATGTATGCGAGCTGAAGACGTGGATACACCAGCAGGAGCGGGCTACCATTTCACCTTGTCCGCCCAATAAGCCGGTGACATCTTCCCCCGAGCAATGTTACTGGCGTGCCTTGCTTTAAATGATGCCCGTCTGGCCTTCGCTGCTGCTGTTTCTCCTGTTCGTGGTGGTGAGCCAGATACCCCCTGCTGGCCGAACCTGATCAGCTTGACGGTCTCGCCATCCTTGGCCAGTACCGCGTGCGATTTGGTCGGATGGCCTGGCGTCCGCTTGGGTTTGTTGTAACCCTCAAACTGCTCGCCGCGATAAGTAATCATCGCCGTGGTGCAGGTTTCAGCTCTGACCGCTTTTTGATGACCGCGTTGCCGGTTGACTCGGACTTGATCCGCACGATGGGGTCGTCCATGCTGCCAACGCGGGTGACGCTACCGCCGCCTTGCGTTGGTATGGTCGCCCGTTCACCGCCAATGCTGGTGATCACACCAAAGGTGCGCGTGCCTTGGTAGTTCCAGCTAACACGGTCGCCGCGTTTCACTTTTTCTTGCCTCCTTTCTTAGGCATGGGCTTTTGAGGCTTGGCTGGTCCGGTGTACTTAGGCATCACTTTTTACCTTTGGGTTTACGGGTTTTGCCGGCTTTGGACAGGGCAATGGCAACGGCTTGCTTTTGCGGCTTGCCGACCTTCATCTCAGCTTTGATGTTGGCTGAGATGGTTTTCTGTGAGCTACCTTTCTTTAACGGCACCGTATCGAGCCCGCAACTGATCCAAGGTTAGCTCTGACCCATCATCGCGGACCAGCTTGGCGATGGCGTCCTTGGGTCCGTACTTGGCCGACAGCTTGTCGAAGTAGGCAACCTTGTTTGCACCGAGCGCCTTAGCTTTGGTTGGCAGGTCTTGCTTGGCAAGCCACTGGCCATAGGACTCATTTGCCGGCACCATGCCGCCTGCTGCAGCGCGTTTACTCGGCGGCGGCGGGGCAAAGCCTAAGGCGTCATAATCGATCACCGGAACGGTCGTGCTGCGACAGTTGAAGTGCTGCGGAGGCGTTGGTCCCTTGCCGTATTCAAACTCACGGCCATCAAGCGCCCGGCAGATCGCACTGGTGCGGGTGTCAAGCGTAGCGACGTACCGATAACGCGGTGTGATGTCCTGGTTCGCCTCGTAGACCTGCTGGCTGGCGGTATTGGCTACCTGGTTGATGCTCGTCCGCACCAAGGCGATGACCTGGTTGTCGGCTACGGCTGTTGCCTGCCCGCCTGCGGCGATTAGTTGCTTGACGGTCTTGGCTTCCTCGCCAAACTGCAGGCTGCCGATCAGCCGCTTAGCAATAGCAGGCGTCGGCTCGCCGGTCAGCAGCCCCTGCCGGACCACCTGCGAAAACCGCTCGGCTTGATCAACGGCAATGCCACGAAATGCCTTGCTGACTACCTCGCCATTGGGCAGCGTGATCGTGGCACCCTGGGCAGCGGTAAGGCTGAACGTGGCCGGTGCGCCTTGCACTGCGGCGAACAGGTCATCACTAAGCGCCACCACGTTGATTTGGGTTGGGTCAGTCGTGACCACTGACTGCGCAAACTGCGGGCTGATCTCAACGGTGCGCACTGCATCACGGGCGCCAGCAGGCAATGCACGTTGCAGCTGATCGGCCACAAATTCAGATTGCAACTGCGCGATGCCTTGCAGCTCGGTTGCGGTTATTTGGGTTGCGTCACCAGCCCAGGTGCCGAGGCTGTCCTTTAGCTGCGCAAGGATCGCCCGCAGTCTGGCAGCCTTGACCGGAGCGGCTAGCTCATCAATAGTGCGGAGCTGATTGACTGCATCAATGATGATGTCGTTATAGGCATTGATAATGCGCCGGCCAACGCTATTGCTGAACCTATTTAGGTCAATGGCGTTGCGGTATAGCGATTCTGGTGTTGACATTAGATGATACCTAGCTGATCGGGGCGATACTGCGACCTGATGCTTACATCAGCACCACGGGCAAGGGCGCCGTTAACCGCTGCCGCAAAGGCCTCATAGCCATTTTGGCCGTCTTCGTACAGCACCACTTGGTCTACCTCATCAGCCTTACCGCCTTTGTAATACTTCATGCGCACAATGGCCAGGATGTTATCCGGCAGCTCGCACATGGTGTAATCAATTTCAGGTTTCCTCGGTTTCTTCGGCTCCACCCAGATCATCACTGCTATCAACCAGTCTGTCAGGACGTCCAGCATCCGATAGGTCAAGCCCCGCATTGGATGTGGCCTCCAGCTCCTCGTCCACATCAAAGTTATCGCCCAACACGTCGCCTTCCGCAAGCTCGCGGAGCAATGTCTCCTGCGAGATGGTGCCAGCGGTGTACAGCGACAGCAGCGCGGCGATGTCCTGCGGTTCAAGGCGTGCGCCGAGGAAGTCACGGTTGACGTAGGCGCTGCCGGCGGCAGTGGCATTGCCGAGGTACTGCGCGTGAAACTGCAGGCAGTTGTCGATCATGTCCTGCATGTTTTGCGCAATCACCATCATGGTGCTGTCGCCTTGGCTGCGGTCAATGCGCTTTGCCTCAGCGGTCTCGGCGCTCAGCTTCTGACCTAGCACTGCGGACAGGCCAAGCTCATTGATCTGCAACGCAAGCTGCTCAAGCCGGCGGAACTGCGCCTCGAAGCTGCGGCCTGCTGGTTCGATGTACTCAGCGCGGCCTTCAGCAGGAAATGCAATCGCCTCGCCGGGTCCGGCTGATACCTCCTCAGCGCTTGACGGGAAGCCGAACAGCGCCAGCATGGGCACCGCTGAGACATGGAGGATATTGTCGAGGTCTGACTGGATCTGATAGGTCTTTAGGTTCAGCTCTGCGATGTCTTCCAGCGGCGGGCGCGACTCCATAAAACCATGCCGCTGCGCGTAGGCGATGCTGAACGGGATTTGGCTAAGGCTGGTGCGGCCTTCATCGACAACGGTGAACTCACCGCTGTCCTGCTTGCGGTGGATGCGGTACTCGCCAGGCGTTAGGACACGAACCTGCTCGACGGCTTTCTCGCCAAACTCGCCATCTGGCACTGTGACCACTTCCGATAGCCGCAGTTGGGTGAGCACTTGCTTGCCCTCTTGCGTCTCGGTGCGCCAGCCAAGGATCTGCCGGGGCGTGTAGGTCACCCAATAGGGTCGACCCCCATTAGCCGGTGCATCCACCAATGTACCAATGTGGCCATAACGGACCATTTTGCGGGCTGCTTCATAGGTCCAGACATTGAGGTCATTGCCTTGCAGGTCTACGTCGAATAGTTGCTCGCGGATGATGTCAGCGGTGTCATCCAGCCTGACAGGCTTGCGGGTCAGCATGCCGGCCAACATGCGCTCTAGGCGGATGTAATACGGCGGGCAGACGCTACGGGCTAGGCGGTTGTCGTAGGACTCGTCTAGCTCGCGTGGTTCTTGCGGCAGGTAACGGCGATGCTTTTTGCGCATGCCGTAGGTGCCCTGCAGCAGGTCTTCAATCAAGATCCAATGCGGCTCTTGCGCGTACCAGCTTGTATTAGGGTCGTTGACCTTCGATACGGTGCGCTGCGCTAGCGGCCGGTCGTAGAAGTTGTACCCGCTATACACGACCGCTAACTGCTGACAATGGTGTCAGTTTACGGCTTCAGCCCCTGATGGCAGGCCGGGTGGTTGTGAGCTTGGTCGCGCCCGACGCTGATGCCAACGCCGTACATCATGAACAGCAGCGTCAGGGCTGCAAAGCGATTGAGCCAGGGGTTGGTGGTCATGGTTGGGATGGTAGGTGGGCGGCCGACTGGCCGTGAGCAAAAGATACCAGCGTTTGCCGCCGTGGTCAACCCTTTTCATGCTTGGCGCCCTTGCGGATGTTGTCCGCAGCCCACAGCGGCTGCAGGTTGCTGTAGTGGAAGCACTGTCGCTGCTGCTCTAGGTCGGCTAGGTCAAAGCTCGCGCACGGGCGGATGTGGTCGATGTGCCAGCCGTCCCGGCCATAGTTGTCCCAGCCCATGCCGTCAGTGAACTGCGCTTGCAAGTGCTGGCGGAGTTCTTCGGCGGTGCAGCCAATCAAGTCAGCGCTTGCTTGAGTCTTGCAAACGCCACAGCTTGACAATGCGTAATAAATACGATTTCTCAAGTTCAGGCTGATGGCTCTATTGGTTTTTAGGTCTCTCTGCTTCTGGGCGTGAAGCCTGTAAGCAGCCTGCTTTTGTGCCCTGAATGTCGCGTCAGTTCTATAACGGATGCGAAATGCTTGGCTATAAGCCCTTAGCCAATGCTGATTGCGCTCGCGCCATCGCTGGGTTGATTGCCGCTTTGATTCACGATGCTTTGCTGCGGTGCGCCTTTCGTTTGCACGCACTCGCTCGGGATCGCGCTGGCGTTCCGCCGCCTTGTGGTTGCGGTCGCATTCAAGGCAATTCCACTTTCGCACGCCACGAATTGAAATGTGGCCGTTGCGGCACGGCTTGCCCGTGAAGTAGTGCGTCAGGCCCTGTGCAAGGGCTTGCTGGCGTGTAATGATGTCCATGTCGCCTGGTGACTCAGGTGGCCGGGCGCAGGAGGTTGCCGCCTCGCTGCGCCAATCAATATAGACGAATCCCGGTGCTGCGTCCAGCGGTCTTGTGCAGCATCGAAAAGTCGCGGTGCAGCCAGTAGCCAAGGCAGTCGTTCATGTGATCAAAATTGGACTGTTTATCCGGCAATTGCGTCTTCTCATCCCAGCACTGCAGCTCTAAGCATTCGATCAACCGCTTGCAGCCTTGGTAGATCTGCAAACGGTTTTCACCTTTGCCATTTTCAAGCATGGCCTGCACGTTGTTGACGCGATCGCGGATCGGCGGGTTTGATTGCGGCGATTGGTTGCTGATGCCATAGCTTTCCAAAATCTGGATGTCCGTGCGTGTGGCATTTGTCGAGCGGTTGCCACCTGATGCGTCTGGGTAACCGTAGATCTTGTGGTCTGGGTAGCGGCGGCGGATTTCTTGCGCAAGAGAATCTGTGTCGTTTGCGCCAGCGACCTCATCAATGACAACAGCCCGATCGCCAATGCGGATGCCGATGATTGCGTTGGTGTTGCCGATATTGAAGTCAATGCCTATCCGCAGCGCCTCGCGGCTAATGTCCGGCAAAGTTGCAAAAACATGCTTAGCACGATCAAACCTGTCATAAACACAACCAGTGGTTAGGTTTACGAACTCTCCTTCTAGGTAACTCTTGAGAAGGGTCGGATCGTAGTTGGCACGCAACCGTTCAATAAAGTCTTTAGGCAAATGCGGATTGTCATAGGTCCGCATTTTGATAAGCCGCCTGTCCGGTCGCAATTGCGCGTCGTCACTGGCAAATGTCTGCCAGAGAAACCGGAACCCTTCAGGCGTGGACGCCGCGCCAAACTGCCTGACATTGCCGCTGCGGAGTCGGCCAAGGATCTTCGGGAATGCCTTGTTGGCAATGCTGGGCGTCACGGTGTCGATCTCGTCAGCCAGCACCCAGGCAAGGTTCAAGCCGATGATGCGTGACCAGTTCTCAAAGCTGCGGCAAAGGATCTTTGTGTCACCACCTGGCAAGTGCAGCATGTACTCCGGCAGCGGGCTAGCCCTGAAGGTGTACGGGATGTCGTACGCCTCTAGGAATGCCTCGAAGTCCGTCTGCCAGATGTCACGGATCAGCGGTCCGGTCGGTTCCATC